ATCTTTTGGATAACCATGTTCTCTTATTTCTTCTTCATAGGTACTTTGTTGTGTTGCTGATATATCCTCTGCATTAATATTCTTTTCGAATTCATCAATCTCTGTTTGAACCTCTTGTTTTTTACCTTTTGCAGCTGCACGAACTCTATCAACATATCTTAATCTATCTATGTTGAGTATTTCTTGGAATACTAGTGATAAAGTAACACCATTAGGGTAATGTTGCAACCCACGAACTCTTTTTAACTCAGTTCTTTGTGATTCCCCTTGTCCTGTTTCTACAGTTACATCTGTTTCTTGAATACCTTCTATAAATGACATATCTTTACCACCAGAATAGTCTACATCACATGATTTCAAGAAACAATTTTGTGGATGTTCTATATGTCCTAATATAGGGCCTTTAAAATCAATACTAAATTCAGATGGCATAATCATCATTCTTCTGTTTTTATTAGTTGACATAGGTAACATAAGAGTCTTAAATAAAGTAATTATCTTAGTTATTTCCTCTGCATCTTTTACATTATATGGTGTCAATTGGAATGTATAACTATGGTCTCTGAATGATACTCCTTGGAATGTATTAAATTTAGGATTATCTATTACTACACCCCTCTGGAAAGCTTGGAATGCAACCATAGATTGTTTTGCTTTATCAAACATCTCACCAACCATTGCTGGAGCTTCTCCAACAACACCACTAATATCTGCATTATTGAGTAGTTTATCCATTGCAACATCTGACATACCTATTTCTTTCTGTTCATATTCTACATTAATTGCATCTTTTACACCAGTTGGAAAATATAATGCAATTGTAGCATCCATTGATGTTAATGTTGAATCTTCGACCTTATCACCATCTCTGAAATCATCCACCTTTTGTATACCATGTGATTCAATTCCATCTCTTGCAGCTTGTGTTAGTGTTGCATCAAATGATTTTGGTACACTTCTAAATATAATCCAGTTATCTACATATCTGTTGTCATCTGTTGGGAATCTAAGTATCTTTCTTGCATTTTTAGCTGTATATCCACCAGAACCAGCATTATTTTGTTCTAAAGCTTTCTCTGCAATCTTTCTTTCTTCTGCACTTAATAGACCTTGTTCTGTAATTCCTTCTGGAATGTTAGATATATTGATACCAGTTTTCATTGCAATTAAGTCATCTAATGCACCTGCTATTTTTGAGTTGAATAATTTCTGTTTACCAGTTAATGCTGAGTTAAGGTCTTCCTTGATTGAACCAAGTAGTTTACCTTTTAGTTTTTTGAAAAATGACATCTATAAATACCTATATGAGTTTTAATATGTATAAGGTATTTATATGAGTTACAAGGGAAGATTCAAACCAAAACAGTATAAAAAGTATAAAGGTGACCCTACTAAGGTGGTATATCGTTCTATGTGGGAACTAAGGTTTATGAAGTATTGTGACTCAAATCCATCTATATTAGAATGGTCAAGTGAAGAGATAATAATACCTTATCGTGGTCTTGATGGAAAAGTACATAGATATTTCCCAGACTTCTGGATAAAATATAAAAATGCAGAAGGTAATATTATATGTGAAATAATAGAAGTCAAACCAAAAGCACAAACAAAAAAACCCACCAAAAAGAATAAACACTATGGTAAATATTTAAGAGAAGCACGAACTTATGGTATTAATCGATTAAAATGGGAAGCTGCAGAAGAATATTGTAAAGATAGACAATATAAATTTAGAATATTAACAGAAGACCACCTAGTAAAATGAAATTGATATTTAAATTATTATTAGGGGCAGGTAGAAAAGAGAAATTTAATCCCACTCCATTAAATATTTTATTTACAGCAATATTATTACTTAGTTTATTTTTTGGAATAGTATTATCTTTAATATATTTTATACTTTAACCTAGACTTGGATAGTGAAGTGCAGAATGTTTACCATTTGAACCACCACCAGTGGCTGCAAATTGAGTTCTTCTGACATTTGTGACATTTGCTACTGGAGAAGCTTGTACTGCAACAACATTATTTCCANTAGAACTATCTGTATTAGTAGGTGCTACATTAACAGGTATAGGGCCACCAGAATTAAAGTTGAATGATACATTTTCTAAGTTTTTAACTGAATCTGTGATGTCTTCAAAGAAACCTACTTGGTCTGAATCTAAATTATCCATTGCAGATGTTATTTCTTTAAGACCTTTTCCAGCAAGAGACATTTGGTCTCCAATACCTTCACTGAAATCAATACTCATAAGTTGTTCTAATTTACTAACACCATCTATTCCAAAGAATCCACCAATTAAATCAGTAAATTTTACACTTGGCAATTCAAATCCATCCATTGCCTCTTTTGTTCCTTGTATATTTTCAAGTGCCATGTCCATGTCACCAGACATATTATTAATAAATCTAGCAAGTATATCTAATTGATTCTCATTACCTACGAGTTGATTGAAGTCAAACTTACCAGAAACACCTATCTCTGCAAGTTTTTTGAATTCTTCTGATAAACCAGCAACACCTCTTACATTCCTTTGTAAGCCTGGAATATTTAATTGTTCGAAAGGCATTATACTCTCTGCAAAGTTACCTAATCCTTTACCAACTACAACTAAAGTGCCAATTAAACCCATTATTGCAAGAGCACCAGCACCCATAATCAATGCACCGATACCAGTAGAAACAATTCCACCGAGAACTCCCATCAAAGTTGCAAGTCCTAACATACTACCAAGAACTTTGAGCATGTTTACCTTACCAAACTTTTGCATTCCATCAAATGCACCCATTTTTTCACCAAGTGCAAATGAACCAAAGACAGCAGTCAAACCAATTGCAAGTGCAGCTCCACCTACAACTAATGCCTTACCTAATGCAAATGATGCTTTACCAAACAAGGACATACCTTTTGCAGCTGCAATCATACCAGCACCAGCTGCACCACCAATTGTAGATGCAGTTGTTAAGAATATGGATGCAGATATAAATCTATTTGGGCCACTACCACCTTCCTCACCAGACTCAGCTGGTTCTGGTTGACCATCATTTGCAAGACTACCAGAAACCATTCCAGATTTCATTTGTTGTCTCTTCATTTGTTCATCATTTCTAAGACTAGTCTTCTGGAAGAATTTAGTCTGTTTCATTTCTTGGAATTTTTGTTGAATTTGTTTCTTACCAAATGCAAGTGTATTAAGAAGAAGTGAACCAACAGCCCTACCAATAGTACCAAGAATTGTACCTAAGAATGGTATTTGTTGAATGACACCGACAACAGGGCCAAAGAAACCTAAAACTTTATCAAAATCTGAACTAATTGAACTCCCAAGAGACTGTAATTGTCCTTCTAAAGTTAATGAACCACCTTCTTCTATTTTAGCAAATTGTTTATTTACAAAATCACCGAAAGTAGCATTAGCAAACTTACTAAAACCTCTTTCGAAACCAGTTAAAGTTTTACCAAACTTCATCATCTCTTCAAGATTTCGTTTCTCTAGTTCTAGTCTTTGTACTTCTGGATTATCAGCAATATTTTGACCAGTATCTTCTAAGACTTCTTTAACTTTACTGAGTCTTTCCTCATTAAGTTCTAGTTGTCCCTTAAGACCTGCTAATTGTCTTGCTTGTTGTTTACCAATTCCAACTTGTTCTAATATGGCAGACCTTTCAAAACTTTTAGTTTGTTCGTCTGTTAATCCTTCAATACCTTCAGCCATTTTCTTTTGCACTTCTAAATTGTCTTGTAGACCTTTAGTAGTTTGTGCAGTACTTCTTCTTAGTACAGTAAGTGCTTTATTGATAAGCTTTTCAGCTTCGGTATTTGTTAAATTGTTCTCGTCTGCCATAGTAGTATTTATCTATTTTTTTGAATTAGTGTCATGTTCTTTTGCAGCGGAGTTGACATATAGTCCAAACCATGCAGCTCCAGCACCTACCAGAATACTGATAAGACCAGATTGTTCCATTGAAGGTTCTGGTAATTCCATGAACCAAATGGCTGCATAATACACTAAGAATATGTAAACACTTAAGAATGCACGAGGCCAGATTCTCCATGCATCAACTGTTCTTGCAAGGTGAACCCACTTTTGCCAAGGGTTTACTGTGTCATTTGCTTTAAGGTCTCTTATTTCATCCTTAAGGGCACCATTCTCTTGAATCATCTCCATGAACTTTGATAAGTCCATTTCGACTTCGTTACGCGACATATCGCCACCAAATCTATCTCTATCACTCATAATACTCTCCTATTTATTTTGAGCCTGTTTTCTCTTCAATTCCTCATCTTCGAGGTATTGAACTAGTAGAGAGACATATATCTCCCTTTCCCAAGGATGCATACCATCCAATTCTTCTAATGACCAATTATGATGTTGTATTAGACCAAAGTTTGTGTTGATATAGTTTGCGAGTGTTTCATGAGAAAGGGCTAGACGAAAAAATTCTGAATTCCTTCTAATCTTACCTTATTTTCTGTATTACATTTAACACAATTATATTCAACCTCTTTAACTAACTTTGGAAGGTCATTAAACCACTCCATCATATGAGTAAATTGTTCTGTAGACATTTCATTAAGAAAGACACTAAGTTCTTTTGATGTGACATCATTTCTTTTAATCACATCATCTGTAGTAATGATTTCTCTAACAGACATTTCTAGGACATCAAAGATATTAGAAGTAGTTATATTATCGATATCTTGTATCATACCTTGCACTTCACTAAAGTTAGGAACTGAAAGTCTAATTGATACTTCATCTGTTAACTTGACAATATCAGATTTTACTTCACCCTCAACACCAACACTTAATAAGTCAATTTCTACTGGTGTTTGTCCATCACATTCACTGTTACATCCTAGAACAATGTTACTTGTTTCACCTACAGATTTAATACGAACTTGTAAAAACAAGTACTCTAAATCTGTATTTGATAACTCCCTTACAGTCATTGTTGAATCTGGTAGTCCACAACATGCTTCTACTAGATTTATGACTGTATGAGTTATCGTTTTTACCTTGTCTTCTTCAAGAGCCTGTAACAATACCTTCTGTTCACCTACTGTGAATGGTCGATATTTAGCCTCTATTCCAGAGACAGGTAATTTACAAAAATACTCTACAGTATTTAATTTAGGTAATGCCATAATATACTCCTATATGTTTAACCATAGATTGCGTCTTCAATCTTACCTTTTAAATTGTTTGTTACTTTACCTAAAGCCTTATCTAAAAATCCTGTGAATAGATTAGAAGGCTTCCGATTATTAAATTCACTATACCAATATCTATAACGAAACTGTGCATTAAACTTCATAATATCTGCATTTTCGTATCCTACAGTTACAGCACCAAGTTGTAATGGAAATGCATCTGTCATAACACATCGATAATTAACATTATCATGTTTATCTAACATTTCTAGATATATCAGACCAATGTAATCATCATGAAATCTGCTATGGAAGTTACCAGTATGAAGACCATTTATTGATTGTTGCCACATTTCTATGAGTTCTCTATCTTCAAAGTCATTTGTCATATAAAATGAACAGTCAAATTGGTCATACTGTGGTTTATGTGGGATTGCTCTTTTAGGGCCATACTCCGATTCTTCTTGAGTAAAGAATCCTCTGCCTGGCAAGTTTGCACTTTCACACTTTAAACCTCTTACTGCAAGACCATTGTTAAGGTTACCCATACCAAACATTGCAACATTATATCGATTGTTTCTTTGTAAACCATCTATTTGTGCTTTAAATCTGTCTATCTTCATACCATTTTTTTCCTACTTTCTTTCCATACATTTTGTAGAGACGATTTCTTAAATGACTCAGTTGGTAAGAATATTGCAATCTCCCAGTCAGCACTGTCTACAATTGCAAATTTACTTCTAACTTGACTTGACAAATAATGTTTTGTACATGCTTTGAAGTATGGTTTACCAGATGCATTCTTTAAAAAACTATATGAGATATTAAATCTAGTAGTTCTATCAAACTTTTCGTTTGTAGTCCTATCATACAATTCATCTAAAAATGCAGCTCTTAATGTATGTGGTAAGTAATGTAAATTTAATCCTAAGAACCCACCTTTTGCTGGTTCTATTGGTATTACTAAAGGAAATCTATCGTAATAAGGTAGTGTTCGTTTGTGTTTTGGGTCGTACATCATCATGTACATATCACCAAATATAGGTCTTGCTCGTTGTCGTGCATCCCTTAGTATTTCAGTACGATTGACTGACTTTAACGATGCAACACGACTACGAAACCATCTTTGAGACTCTTTAGTTCTGGCTTGTATACCACCACGAAATGCCTCTCGTTCTAACTTGTCAAATAGTTTTCCTGCCATACATGTATTTATACCACATAGACAGGTAGACTTGGTATTACAAACCTAAATCTTTACCCCACGGCCCTTCATACTGAGGTGAAGGTGTAGGATATTTGTCTTTTCTTTGATATTTTGATTTGTCCTTATGGACTTTGGTTAGACTATGTTTAGGGGTCTTCTTGCGTGTTTTGACCTTTGGTTCTTTCTTACCAAATATCTTTTCCCAGTTATCTTTAACTTGTTTATCACTGACCACTGTAGGTCTCCTTTTAGAACCCTTTCCCATAATAATTTAGAAGTGTTAGGAGCCCCTCATTTTTCCCGCTCTCTAACTTGATATCCTCTGCCGCATCGATATCTTACCACGATTATG